TTGTGATATAAAGTCTCTTAATCTTAATTTTTCTTTTTCTTTAAATGCTTCAAACTGTATTCTTAATTCAGCAATTCTAAATTCTTCTTCTTGTTTAATTAATTGTTCTTTGGTTTTTAAATCATTATCTATAGATTCTTGTCTAAATTGTTCTTCTAACTTTTCAAGCTGTAATATACCTTCTTTGAATAATCTAATTCTTTCTTTTGAACCACTACCTGATTCTCTTGTAAATAGTTTTTCTAGTTCAATTAATTCTCTTATAATATTTTTTCGGTCTTCTGTAAGTTTATTTCTAATTAAAATACCTTGTTGTGTATTGTCGTTTTGTCTTTTAATTAAATTTTGTTCTACTTCGACTAATTGTTTTTGTAACTTAAGTAATTCCTTAAACGATAATATTAAATTTTTTACAGCTTCATCACTTTTATCTAATCCATCATCTTTAAGATTTTGCAAACCAGTTTTAAATTTACGAAACTGAAATGCTAATATAGCTGCTTGATCTGCTGTAGCATTACCAGTCATATTATATTTTAAATATGCACCAGCTAAGTTCTCTAATGAATCTAATTGTTCATCAATAGTTTTAGTTAAGTCTTTTAGTTTTTTCTCAAATTCTTCAGCTTCTATCTTAGCCTTATTAAAAAACTTAACTAATTTTGGACCAAAAGATATAAGTAATTGTACACCAATCAATATCCCCCCTGTACCCAATATACTTTTTCCTAACTCCTTAAGTGATGCAACAACACCACCATTGGTTTTAGCAAAACTTTGAAATAAACTTACTAACTGAGATAAGTTGTTTGCTATCGCTGTGAAACCAAAACTAGCATCTGAAGCAAGTCTACCTGTTTCTAATAATATAGCATTGTTTAATCCTGATTGTGCCCTATTACCTTTTGCTGCTGCTGCAGCATTCATTTCAGCTAAAGCTAAATCTTGAATTTGTTTTTTAGTAATCTGTCTTTGTAGGTTTAGTTTTTGTTCTGCAACTAAAGCTTGAATTTGTTCTTTTGATAAATTATCTACAGATACAGCATAATCGTCTGTAGCTTGTTTTATTTCCTTAATTTTACTTTTAGCTTCTCCTGATTGGAGATTTATCCTAATTAGAATTTCTTCTGCCATATCTTATTCTTTTAAGTGTTTGCTTAAGTTCTTTGATGTCACTAACAGCTTTATATTTGCCTTTAGCAATATCAACATTTTCTGATACTCCGTACCAGTTGTCAGCATTTAGTAATTCTAATATCTCTTTTATCATAACTGTTCGTCAGTTGTTAAATTAAGTAATTCAAGAGTAGCTTCTCCTGTAGTTAAATTTGTGTTTATAGAATTAATCCGATACACCTTATCTTGTATCTTAAGTTGATCGTTTAATCTATATTGTATCATAAAACTTGCAGGTAGATAAGCAGTATATTTATATAATCTTTTTGCTCTATTAAAAACAGATTCTACATAAGTTTTGTAAAACTTATTATATAAAGAATTGGCATCAATACCAAAGTCTACTCTTAAATATTCATCTACTTCATTATCAAAGTTTATATAATGTGCAGGTTGCCTAAATATCTTATAAGCTTCACCTGATACAAATATATCTTTTACTAAAGTAAGTTCTGTATTACCGTCTACGGTCTTTATAGTAGTTTGAGTATTATCTGTAGTATTAAATACAGTATCCCCTACAGCTACTGTAGATGAAAAGTTTTGTCCTGAGTCAACTAATTTACCATCAGATGTAGATGTCGTTGTTCCTGTTTCTAAAGGGTCTTGTAAACTAGAACCAGTTTCATTTGAATTGCTGGGTTGGAAATATGAAGTTAAACCTGAACTGTTGCTACCTTGTATTATATAATTTATTTTTGATGTAATTGCAGTTTTGTTTATACCATAAAACAATAATGGTTTTGTTAAAACAGGTTCATAATTACCCTTTGCTGCTTTATCTCCTGCATCTGATAAATCACCATCACTATCAGCATCAATACCTTCTTCAAATCTAAAATCACCTTTAGCAGAATATCCCCATTGTATTTCTGTTAAGTTGCCATTGTTGGCATCTACCAATCTTTCGTATTTGAAGTGTGAAAATGGAAGCTCTATTTCGTATTTCGTACCTCTATCAAATTCATTGGGAAATTGGTCTTCTAATTTAAATTCGGCATCACCAAATATTTTATTAAATCTTTCTCTATGTTCTTCTGCTAATAATGTTTTAGGCTCTTCGTAGTTAAATTCTATTTCATTGAAGGGTAGAGATACGTTTACTTTATGTTCTCTAATATCTATAAAATCTGTTATATCTATTGTGCCACCTGAAGCATTATTTACAGCATCAGCATAAAAATTATCAAGTGTCTCTACTTTTATTTTATCAAAGTCAGTATCACTTCTGTCGTCAATATAAAAGGCAGTAAGATTAAACATTCTAAAAATACCACTTAAGAAATCTATAACTTTCATTTTAGGTACTTGATTTCTAATTACAATATTATTTAATAAAGATTGACTCGAAAAAGAATATGTTTCTACTACATCATTGGTATCTGAATCTGTACCACTATTTATACTTATTACTACAGATCCACTTATAGTTAAAGCTGTTCCTGAAACTACTTCAAATCTAAAATTCTTAGTTTGTATTATACCATTTTCAATTTCAAACACTATAGATGTACCAGTGCCTTTTGTTCTAGTTTCTACTATAGTAACATTGGTATCATTATCTATAGCTCTTAAAACATATTCATCTCCAGCGACACTAACTGAGCTTAATGATAAACTGACAATAAAGTTTTGTGTGCTTGTAGCATCTGTAGTTACAGTAAAAATATTAGCTGAATTATTTACACCTGAAAGTAATTCTGTGCTTTTAGTAAAAGTAAACAATTTACCTAATTCATTTCTATTTGTCTCTATAGAAGCATCAGTGGAATATGTATTTATATCATCTTTGTTTCTGCTAAGCCACATATATAAATTATGAAATGCAGGGTTGGGTTCTAGAACTGTACCAAAAAAGTCTCTTGTAAAAGTTATATTATATTGTGCTTCTACAGCTTCAATAAGTTGCATAATTCTAATAGCTGGTTTTAGGTCTGTAAATACTAATCCACGAAATTTATCTGAGTCTGATGCACTACTGGTATCTTGTGCCTTGTTATATAAATTACCATCAAAATTATCTTGTAATGTTAAACTACTAGATGAATTATAAAACAGTCTTTTTTTACTTGTTATTAGTGGGTATATTATAGCATCTGTTTTTGTAACACTTTCAATTGTAAAATCTTTACCTGTTTGTAAACCATTTCTAACTTCTAGTTCTGTATATAAATGATCAAAGTTATCCAAATATGTTAAGTCTGATAATTCATCATCACCGATCAGATCCTTTAGTTTTATAAGATTGCTATAAAAAACTATCTCATATGAACTAGGTTTCTTCATCTTCATATTCACACCATTTAAAAATACTTTACCTCTTTTAAATGATGCGTGATTTATAAATATTTCAGCATCTACTTTTTTTCTAGCATCAAAGAAACCACCTGTAATATTTGTTTTATAAAAGTGTTTAAATACTTTATTGTTTGTATCCGATGCAGGAACAGTAAATGTTTGTGTAAAGTCAGAAAATACCATTTTTATATCTCTGACATCTTGAATCTTTGATGTGTAGTCTATATTCTCGTCATCAAATAAATCTAGTCTAGTATCGTTTACAAATATTTGTACTACTCTTTTCATTATCTTATGCTTTGTACAAAGTCAGAATCAGCTTCAAAATCTATAGCATAATTAATTAGTTTATCTTCTTTTCTTCTAAGTAGCCTGACTGAACCTGTAACTACTGTAGTTGGTACTGCTAGTGAAAAAGCTGAGTTAGTTGGACTTGATCTAAATCTATCGTGTATGTATACAAATTCTGAAACCAATAGTTCTTTAAGCACCTGGTTATATGCTTCACTTATAAAACCAGTATTCATAGTAAACCTTTCTTTACCTTGATTTTCTAAGTATCTTGTTTGATGGTTTGACTCATTATAATTGGCTGGACCAGTAATATCAATGATAGATGCTTTGTAGTCTTCTCTTGCTGCATTCATAGAATCTCTTTTAAGTGCAAAAAACCACATATCTTGTATTACACCATTTTTATTGGTAAAGCTTATTTTATGTGGTGTGTTTTTACATTCATCTATACATTTAATTAAAACTGTCCTATCTCTACCATCGTTAGTTTGATAGGTAAATTTAGTTGCATTGTTAGGTATGCCACCACTTGATACCACTTTATTTGAATTACCTACCATTGTGCCAGTTTTATCTATAGTTATAGCTGGTAAAGGTGGGTTTAGCTTTATACCTTGAGCAATAGTAAAATCAGTAAACGTACCTGTGGCTTGTGTAACAATAGAAGTGGTATCTTGGAAATATTCTACCTTAGTAACACCTTTAGTAGGAGATACAAAAAACGGTGCAGTAATAGTGTCACCACAAAGATTATGTATAATACTATTTGATATCATCAAGTCTTTAGATAGTTCAGGATTTACACCATCAGACAATTCACCATAACCTCTAAATGCCATATGTAGTTCTGATGTTTCGTTAGTTTCAGAAGCATCATCGTATGTTCTTTTTATTGTCCATTGTACCCAAGCTGATTGCTGAATAGCTTCGTAGTTGCCATCAAATTTTACTTTAACATAATCCTTTATAAGCTCTGCTACTTCAAAAACTATGCTTGTAGAATTTGTAGGTCTTACCTTATTTAAAGTATATCTAGGTGTGGCTGGTCTTTGAGTTGAGTCTCCAGTCCAAACATATAATTTTAATTCTGCTGATGATATCTGTGCCATATTATAAAGGTATAGTTATATTTGGTGAATTAGGTAAATTTACTTTTAGTGAAACTGGATTGGCATCTTGTATTTGTTCAAAAGCTGCGAAGTCTGCTGGTACAGTGAAACCACCTTGTAACAAGTTTTCTACTTCAGGATTTTCTATTTCAAATCTATGCTTGAAGTTTTGTTTATCGAAATTTAGAGCTGTGTTGTTGTTACCCTCAAAGTCTAATGTTAGTTTAGAACTCGGTCCACGCATTATACCTCTAAATACCATAGCTTCTGCAGGACCTGCTGTTAAGCCTTTGTTTGTAGATTCAGGTGGTGATATATAAGCACCTGCTGGAGATGCAGTAGAATAACTTTTTATTGTGTGTTTTGAAATTACTATTTGAAAATTAAGCTTTTCTAAGTCTGTAGTATTACCAGGTAAATTTGATGGAAGCAAAACTTCTATTGTGTTTGTGCCATCAGATAATAAATTTGCACCCCCATACGTAACCCTTGTGTTTCTGCTTGTAGCACTAAATGTACGTAGAGAAAAATCAGCAGTTCGACCATTTACTATATTTCCCATAAATTCTTTGTTTGTATGTGAAGGTGGTCCACTGTTAATTAGCAAAGGTGTAAGTGGTGTTATACCTGTACCTGCTGCACCTGAATTGGTTGCTGCTTGTATAAATCTTCTTGTGTTTATAAATTGTTCTGACTTAAACAACCTACCAACACCCATAATTGTACCTAGTTCAGATTGAAATGTTTCTTCATTAGTTATACTTGGATGACTTGAAAACATTATTTCACCTACTCCATTAACCACATCACCTAATTCTACACCATTAAGTTTTACAGATGGTCTAAATGAGTTTTGCTCTCTAGTATTGTTAACTAAATTTAAAGAGCTAAAACTTACAACAGTTACCTCACCTATAGATACAGGATCTGTAGTTATTGTTGTTTTTGCAGGACAACTTACTGATATAGTCATACCACCATCTGTTACAACTGGTACGTGAAGTTGAAATCTTAAGTTACCTGTATGTGATGATGAATTGTATGCAAATGTTTTTGTTATATCTAAATTACCATCCGAATCTGCTGTGCCAGTAAGACCACTTGTACCATAACCTGCTGCTTCAAAACTATCGCTGTGTGTGGTTAGTCCTTTATTTTCAAATGCTGTACCTGTAGTTATATCTGTTTTAGGTACGTTAGCTAGAACATCCATTCTAATTCTAACAGGTACTTGTATGTCATTAAGACTAACAACATAATCACCATTTACCCTTCCTGTAGTTTCTATGTCAAAATTATAAACCTGTGCACCAACTATACCAATAGATTGTGCACCAGCACCACAAATTAAGGTTCTGTCGTTAAACACTGGATCAACTGGTAATTGTGGACAAGTAGGTCCGTTGGGGTTTGCTATACAAGGGTCTTCAGGTAAACAGTCTCCGTTTATATCTGTAACACAAAGGTCATCAGGATTTACTTTAGCTGTTTCTTTTTGTACAGTAATAAAAAATGGTGATCTGACGTTTATCTTTTTCATCTATTTAAATTTTATAGTTTTGTTGCCTACATCCAATCCTTGCTCTTTTAGTATGTCTTTTATAGAAACTTGTAAATCTTTTACAAACGGTGCAATAAGTTTTAAGTTACCACGTTCTCTATCTACAAGTGGTTTTATAAATTGATTCTGTCTAATACCAATATTCGGGTTTCTTATCTTACTTGTTATCCTTTTAGCTATTTGTCTTAAACTTAGTGTACCATATAAGTCAACAGGTTTTTGTACTAACCAATTAGCTATATCTGATACTTGTGGTAATTTAGGTGGTTTACCACCTTCTTCTATAGTTTTAAGATAATCCTTACCCACAATCTCTATTCCAAAGGCATCTAAAGAATCTTCTACAATATTTTGTCTAAGTGAATTTTTAGCAGCACCAGTATAAGTTATCTTCTTATCATCTAAAGTTCTCTTTAGTAATTTTATTAGCCTTTGTGAATAAGACTTTAAATATGATTTTGTATTATCTAATTTTATTGACATTCTGTTCCGTCTCTATTTATTAGTGCCATATCATTATTAGGTGTTCTGATCGATAAATCCATTGACCAACCTGTAACTTTATTTTCAAACTTATCTTCAAATAACTGAGCTGTAGGATCTGTGTTCAGATGAAATAAATCATCATATAGTTCACCTCTTCTAATTGCAGACTGTATACCATTGACAACTGTTAGAAGTGTATTTTGTATATCGTGCTTATTATCTAAACCTAAATGTGGTTTTGCTTTATCTTGCTTATCATCTTTATCTTCATCTACCAAATCCAT